ATTCTCCATCAGCTAATTGAGCTAACATAGTATCTTCATCTTTATCACCATTGCCTGAACCATCTTCTACATAACCTTCGGCTCTAATATAATTATTCAAATCATTTTCATCGTGGTCTGTTTTACTAGGTAAATAATTTATACCACCAGTTTTAAATCTTGCTATTTCAGCCAAACCACCTTCTTTTGCTCTGTACATGTCAGGTTGGTTAAAATCATAAACAGATGCTTCTTGTATTTGTTGTTGAGGGGGTGGTGAATAATACTGACCAGATACATAATCAGGTTGAGAATAATCAAATCTGTCACCAAATCCTTTTGCTTGTTCATCGGCTCTAGATTGAGCCATGGCATACTGTTGTTCACTAAAAGGTTGTCCTGCTTGCATACCTGATTCTGCTTGTGATGGTTGAGGAGCAAAGGCTGCTGATGCCAATGAGCCTGCTGTGATACCTCCACCAATCATTGCAACTGGAGATAAACCCTTAGCACCTCCAAGTAAAGTTCCTGCACCTCCAAATTTTTCAAGTCCAAATCCACCCAATGCACCAAGTCCACCTGCTAGTAAGGCTCTACCTGTTGATGCTCCTGATGCTTTAGCGAGTAAAAAACTTCCTATACCTGCAACAACAGGAATAAAAAAATATTGTTTTAATCCTGTTTGTTTATTTTCACTACCTACACCACCGATTGTTTTTAAAAAGAAAGCTTCGCCTCTTGATAAAAAACGAAGTTGAGTGTCTCCGCAATTACCTTTATTTGCTATATCTTTACCAAGAATATTTAATAGCCATTTTTTTAAGACTTTGGGAAAAAGTCCTAAGATGAATTTTAACATGTTATCTCCAATTTTCTAACCTACATTTTACTCTGATTTGCTAGTCTTTTCAACTCCCTCATCAGTCATTTCATCATAAAGTCTACCTGTATACTGAAATTCACCAACGTGAGTTATATAACTCATAATGTAACAGTAAAGTTTACCACCTATTTCTGACCATAATCTACAAAATGCAAAGTCCTCACCAAGGTATCTTTTAGTTTTAGGATCATAGTAAGTATCAAAAAAATTATAAAAATGAGGTCTATCCATATACTTACCATCAATTGTAGTTTTTTGAACTATCTCTTTATCAGGATACGCTTCAATTAATTTACTAAATACATCTCTTTTAATAAGCATACATCCTGTGGGACAATGAGTAGCTTCAATTACACCCTTTGTCACTTTAATATCTGTATTATCGTCTTTTATTAGTAAAGGATATTGAAGCATATGATGTTGACATTGTTCAGGATTCTTAATATGCCCACTATTAATTTTTTTTACTAAAGTATCCCATTGTGCCGTTTTCATAGGATAGGGTATTGAAATAATATCTTTATCCTGTTCAATTAATCTAAAAATAGCGTTAGGGTCAAAAGCAATATCTGAGTCAACAAATAGCATATGTGTGAAATCAGTATTTAAAAAATAACTTACACAAAGATTTCTGCCTTGAGTAATTAAAGAAGACTTCATCATTTGAAACATAACTCGCATGTTTCGTTTCATACATTCTTTTTGTAACTCAAGCATTGTTTGAGCATAATGCATAGATACATCGCTGTGTACAGGAGTAGCTACAAACAAACTTACAGGTCGTTCATTTTTAAGCCATATTGGTTTATTGTTTTGCATCAAGTATACCTTGAAGAAAATTTGTCCACTCTAAACTTTTTTTATCCCAAGAGTAAAATCGCTTTACATATTTTTGCTGTTCATCTAAATGTTCTTGGATCGCTGGTTCGTGAAGCGTGTCTCGACATATCTTAATACCTTCTGCAAATTGATGAGCCAAATTCACAAAATTAGTTTCATAGTTTACATATACAGGAAACTCAGCTCCTGTTTCATATAAAGCTCCATAGTTAGTTACTACGCAATACAGTCCTGCCGCCATCGACTCAAGCAAAGATATACATGAAGTTTCTTCCCAGATACTAGGGTAAGCAAACATGTGATAGTATGGTAATTTACTTAAAATAAATTCATTTGGTCTATAACCTAGATAATTTACATTGGGTAAAGTTTTTGCTTGATCATATAAATCTTGATATTGTTCGTCATTATCTTTTTCGAAATCTTCACCATAAATTTTACAGCTACTATAAACATCTAATTCAATATTTTCTTTTTCAAGTAATTGCATGGTGGCTAATAAAACATTTAAACCACGCCAAGGCGTTGGATGAAATATCATTCTTAGTGTATCGCCTTTTTTATAAACTTGTCTTTCAGGAAAATTTGTTACACCATTTTTTATGACATGACATCTATCAGTTGGCAAATCATAAAGATCTCTATACTTTTCATAGTTCCAACTAGAGTTAAAAACATACCAATCATATTTTGTGTGGTTAGATTTATCTTTAAACCACGGAGCTATATTTGGTTGATTGGGAGCATTTTTTTGCCAAAGAATATTTATTTTGTTTTGATCTAAAGGTATTTTTTCAGGCACTGATGTACAAATAGAGAAGTTACTAAGTAAATCATGATCAACATATTTATTCAAAAAATTGTGTTGAAGCTCAGTCCCACCTAATGGAGTCAATCCGTTTCTCCGTCCAGTGATAACTCAGGGACGATAATGTTAACATCCCTTTGTATGTCACTTTCGTTTGTGTCAGTGGCTTTATCTTGGATGTCTTTTTGTGCTTCATCTTCATCTTTATAAACTTTACCAGTTTTTTTGTTTTTGATGGTAACTTCTGATTTGCAATGTATTACGTCCATATTCTTAAATACCAATATTTTTTAAAAATTGCAAATAAATTATCCGTTTTCTTGTGAGCGATCAAGTAGTGCATATGACACTATACCTTGTATTTCGTTAGCAGTGCCTGCGGTCATTTTTAAAATATCACCCTCTTCTAATACAAGTGTTTGTGATATTATTTGTCGTGTTGTATTTGAGGCAATTGCAGCATTATCAATTCTAAATGTGGCTGATGCACTTGTATCTGTAACTTGTGTTGCTAAATTTACTGCAGCACTTGATGAGCCATTATGAACTTGTATTTGTTTAACTAAACAACGACCATTAGTTGGTGCAGTTAACACACTTGTTGTGCCAGTTGTTGTTAGTGAAAACCCTTGATTTTTATATTGTATCGTCATCAGCTCATAAAAAAGTTAAAGGCATCTTGTTCGTTTTTTAAATCATTTTGATAAGCAAAGTTTAATTGATTTACTAATGTTTCAATACCATAAGTTATTTGTCTTTGGTTTTGCACTACATAATCTTCATTTAGTTCAGGAATAAGTATATTTATTTTAGCCAACTTTTCTCGCTCTCTTCAAAGCCTCTTTTGCTTTTTTTGCAATACTCACAACTTGTGTTTTGCCCATAACCTTTGCTCGTTGTTCCATAACAGTTAGTATTTGTATCTTTCGTGCATAAGGTTTATTTATTTTTTTTACCTTAGCTACAGTTTTTCTAGCATCGGTTGGAGTAGCAAATTTTATACTGACAGTATCTTTAGGATTTTCATCGGTATAAAGTCTTCGATCACTACCTTTGGGTTTTTTTCCTGTGCCTACTTTTGGATCTCTTTTAACCATTATCTTCTTCCATCAGGTTGAACATCAGCTCTGAATGCTCCAAAACGCCAAGACTCATCAGTTGATGTATTTTCTATTTTAAGAGATGCTAACCTACCTCTTGCTCTTGTGTCAACCTTTTTTGTAGTTGAACTCACAGTAAAAGGTCCTAATGGTGAGGACGCTTCTGTTTCTGATGGAAAATCTTTAAGATTAATAGTAATTTGAGCATTACCATCAAGCTTTCCAAAGTCAGGTATAAATCTTCTTATTTTAACAAAAAACTCACCAGCACTACCTTCTATTGGCATTTCAAAATCACCCGATTCTATAAACGCATTGATTGCTGTTTTATTACCTAATACATCTAATTGATTACTGCCTGTTTCATGTTTGTATAATGTAGCGGCACCAAACTCATTCGTAATACCATTAATGGATACAGAAGGTAAACCCGTAGAATTATACTCTGTTGCATATGGGTTATCTAATACATACTTATCACTGTATGCTGTTCGTGCTAAAGAGCTTGTTGTCCATAATCCTTCTCTATAATTTAATGTCACACATCGATCTATTTGTGTTGAGCCATCTTTACAGTAAAACCAATTTATTTCTGTAAACAAAGTATTATATCCTGCAAAGACTTGTTCACTCTGACCAAAATTAAATCCTAAGTCATCTGAGGTTTGCGTGGTAAACACAAAATCCTCAACAGAACAGGTAAGTTTTTTTACTGAACCACCATCGTAAGCATAAAAACCACCTGACTTACCCATCCAATACATAATACCATCCACATGCACTAATGAGTGTTGTGACATAGCTCCACAGTTTGAACCCACTTGTCTTATTGAGAATGTAAATGGAGGACCAACAAACTGCATAATATAAGCAGAGGTGTCTGTAACAATGAATATGTAATCTTTACCTCGTGCTGCACTAACTATTTTTGACCCACTATCTAATTGAAATGTACCAGCCGTATTAGTTGAAACAGGTGCATAGTCTGTTCTATCTTCTTGATCTGAAAAGCGTATAAACATTTTGTCTTGTGTATTAATAGAACCAATAGTTGTTTCTGTACCTAAATGAATTAGATGTCTATCTGTATCTGATACAATTGTCATCACACTTGCTGTTGGATTTGTGGTAACAGCAGTTGCTCTTGTAGTCACACCATCAGTTGGATTCCATTCAAATGTGCCACCATTTTTAATTGTAGCTATTAGTATTGTGCCATAATTATCTAATGACCAATTACCTGGTTCTAAACTTGTAGCTGAAGCTGAGGTTGCTGAACCCCAAGCAGTAGAACCATTCCAAGTTCCTGTACCCCACCCAAAACCAAGAGTTTGTGTTGCTGAACCTACAGGAAAGTAAGATTGCACTGTGCCTGATCCTGCTGCTGTCATACCAGAACCAGATTCACTTGAAGGCATTGTTATTGTAAAACTGTTTGCTGTTGCTGTAATAATCTGAAAAGGATTGTCAGTAAAATTAGCTGCTGTGAATCCTGTACCACTACCAGGCATCGTCACTGATGAAAAAACAACAAACTCACCTGCTGTTAAATTGTGAGAAGTTTTGTTTACTGTTACTGTAGCAGAGCCATTTGTGGAAGTAAAAGTCAAACCTGTTATTGCAGTTTCAAGTGGGCTAATATCATAAATACCACCACCATAAAATAAAAACAAACCTTTACTTGTACCTATAGCTATGTATTCTGTGCCATCTCTATCAGTCCAAATGTGTGAGGCTCTTGCTACTCCAGGTAAAGTTGTTGATACAGCTTGTTGCCAACCACCAATTTTTTCAGGTTCACCATAACGAAAACGAACAAAGTCACCATCTGTCCATTGGTTTGCTGCTTCACTTTGTGTTATTTGTTTGTTAAAGCCACCTTTAAA